TCTCCAAGCTCGTCCAAATCGTGGAGATTAACACCAAAGATTCTGGTGATAGGAGCGCCGCCCTCAGTGGCATTATAGATTTCTGTACGAGTAACATCAGAAACCTGATCCAGACCCCAGTTTCGCACGTCTTCCAGTGCTTCTGGAGATACATAAAGGTCGGTCAAACGCCCCCTATTGGAAGATCCAGTGTTACCACCTGCATTTCGGCGCATAACAGTCTGCATCAGTGACACGAGACGTTTAGAAAACATACCAGCAGTGGCATCGCCATCATAGACCAAGATATTACGGTCTACACCCGCCGCCAAAATGGTATGCCATCCATCATCGTTCATCTTCTTGGTAAAACCAGCTTCCAAGACTTGCATAGCACGACCAATAATGTCCCAGCGAGCTTCACGAGCATAACGCAGTAAGAAATCAATACTGGACGTAATGCTGTAAGTCGGAATCGTGACATAATCACTTTCGACCGCACGCTCTGGGACACGACCGTGACCGGGATTGGTGTAAGCAACGTGCTCACCCTCAAGCCCCGGAGAAATGAGGTCAAGCGGATACTCAGTACTAGCTCCCGGCTCGACATTAATACTTTCGAAAATATTACCAAGAATATTCCCTACAAGGACACCTTTGCGTAGAGGAAGCTCTAACGCCTTAGCAAATTCTCGCTGCGCAGCAAAAGCGACATTCTGGTCACTATCGCCTGACTTTTTCATAAGTGCGATGAATTCATCGCTGGGTCTTTCTGTATATGACATTATTTTGTCTCCTTTATTTAAGTTCAATTTAGTAAGTGCCGCCGCCACCGTGGTTGGGCAGGTTAACGTACAACTTGGCGTAGCCATCGGCATCTTTGCGAGACATCCAACGACCAACAGCAAGGTTACCAGAACCTCCCGCGATAGGCGCGATACCAACGTTACCAGCGGTCCCATCGTCTGCATAAGCTACAAGACCAGCGGTAGGAGTACCAGTAACATTACTAGTAACAACCCATCCCCGAGTTAAAAGAGTAACCTTGCCACCCTGTTGTACCTCATCTTTGAACTGATTCAAGTGAGTTCTAGTCAAGTCTTTATTAACAACGTCATTCAGAAGAATTCCAACGGGAACGTCTGTTTTTGCAACTGTTTGATAAGAAACAAGGTTTTCACCTTGATCCAGAGCCGCTCCAGAAGCGCCCGCAAGTGCAGCCGTGTCGTAACAAACGACTCCACCACGAGTGGCTGTAGCATTCATGAAATGGCTGATGTCTGTTGATTCTTCATATCTGTCTGATTTAAGAGCCATAATTCTATCTCCTCACTAATTATTGTGAAATTTGTTTATTTGGAAAGTACATTCTTTTCAATCCACCCAGCGATGCTAGCTCTGGTCGCTTGAACTTCATCATACTCTTCAGTTTCAGTTTCAACCAAGGTCGCTTCAGAAGATTCTACCTCTTCAAACACTTCTGCTGTAACTTCTACTTCTTCAGCTTCTGCTTCCTCAGCTTCTGCCTCCTTATCGTCTTTTTTCTTATCTTCTTTCTTTTTCTTGTCATCTTTCTTCGGCGGCCATAGAGCAATAACGGCCTCAAAAGCCTCATCGTCAAGGGAGCTAAAAGCAGAAATTCTTTCTGCCACTTCCTCTTCTGACAGGCCAGCTTCAACCAAAGCAGCTTTTCGCTGTTCCAGTTTTGCTTGAGCCTTCATTTCGTTCATTTCGTTCATAGCTTCTGAAAGTTCAGTTTGTGAAGTAGTAAGAGCGTCCTCCAGTTCGGCAACGCGAGCTTGAGTTGACTTAATAGTCTCTTCAAGTTCTGAAATCGTTGCTTTACTCTGTTCCGCAACGACCTGATAAGCTTCGGACTGAGAAGCAAATTCTTTATCTTTAGCTTCTTCAATCTTGGCTTTAATAAGATCGTTTTCAGCTTTTGCTTCAGCGAGTTGGGCTTTAACATCTACCAACTGCTTTTCCAACAGCGACGTGTCTGACATGTTAATATCTCCTATTAAAAGTTGAGAATTAGGTTTTACATTAAATTGTGCTGTGCTTGTACTGTTTAAAATAATGCTTCTGGGGTTGGCCGGTTTAGAAACCAGACCCTTGCCAGAAAAAGCAATATTGGAAAGCGCACGCCCTACCTTGTGGCCTTCGTATTCTCCAGTACCACCATAAGCACGTAGGTGTTTGGTTAAAAACGATGAATCTTCATCTCTAGCTAATATTTTTGCCTCCCCATCAGGACCAACTAGTGCATAATCAAATCCAGCAAATAAACACTCCATCGAAACAAACCACTTACCATCACCTATCTCGGATATGATTTGTTCCATCCTTTCCCTGTTTTCCGAATTGGTCCAACTATTGTATAAAACGGCTTGAGTGATTATATCGAACTCGTCCGGCATTTCAGCGTCGTCTGCTACAGCCTTGCCATCTTTAGTTAGAACATAGCTACCGGTAATATGACCGATAATATCATTTTCGTCGTGCATGAAGTTAAATTGTTTATCTTCAGGCGTGTTTCTAGCATTCCACGTCGCTTGAGTCACAAACACGTCGTCATTTTTATTCCATCCGGTCGAAACTAAAACTGACTCTAAATAATATAAATCTACTTGATCTTTATTCTCTGCTAATACTCTATCTAATACGTCTTGATTAGTTATTGTGATCCTAGCCGCTTCAAAGTTACCTTTATGTAAAGTAGCTTCAGAACAATAAGCAATGCTGGCCGTACTCTGAACGAGTGAACCAATGCCATCGGCTATTTCTTTTTCATATATTTTAATCATGGTTATTGCCTCAGAACATTATACACAAAAAAACAAAAAAAGTCTAAAAAGCACTAATTCACCGATCTAGATTATAGAAATACTCCACAAATATGCCTATAACCCTCTTTTTATACGTATTTATGGGCATTTCTGCTGCTGATACTTTTTCTGATAAAAGTTGTTTTGCAAAGCTTTGGGGCATCTTATTTTTGGATGATATGATCTTAAAGATATCCTCCTCCCCAACATCCGTCATGGGATCAACATTGGTCAAAATATGTAATTTCAATCTCTCAAGATCACAAACCTGAGACTTCGTTAATTGACGCAAATTACTTTTATTATTTATTCCTAAATAAGCTTTGTTTAAAGTTGAAGAAATACTCTCAAAAGTGTCGTTGGCCCAAACCACAATATCCGCTAATCCGGGTTTTGATCTAGGAGTGTCCACCCTCTTCTTTCTTGGACCCTCATCTTTCTTGAGCGGGGGTCTACCATTGTCCTTAATCTTGATGGGGCCATCTTTTGTTGATTCTTGATTTTTCTTATTTACTTCCCCCTGTTTTTCTATTTTTTCAATCTCTTGTTTATGATTGGCATTATGATAGGGGCTAGCCTTGTCTGGATAAGCGTCGTTACTTCTATCTTTTTGTTCTCTTTTAAGTCTCATCTTTTCAACCGATGGGATCTCTTTAAATCTCTCAAGGATTGTTTCTTGACTGATTATGTCTCTATCAGCTAATTGAATTAAAAGATTTTTTTCTGCTGACTCATCAGACAGACTCATTTGATCAAAAACAACGTGTGCCGGTTTTCTAAAACCCATAGCCTTGCGGACGTGTTCGATTTCTTTTTCCCAGAATTTAGTTAATTGATCTCGACCGTATTGCAACCTCTCGACAAGAGTTTTGAGGGAAATGAAGTTATTAGTAAATCCTCCGCCATTAGTAGCCATTCCAGTAAGTGTCGGAGGAACGCCCAGACCGGCATAAATACTGTTCAGGACAGATTCATATTTTTCAGAACCAAGAAATTTGTATACTTGACTATTAGATTCTGTATAAGAAAGCTCTGGACCCCAAACTAATTCCATAGTGCCTCCGCCAACATTACTGGCCAAAATATTACGCAACTTATTAATGGCCGCCTTGTTTGGTAAAATCTTGTGATCAAGGCTACCAATTGTCCAAAGTCTAATATTGGAAATCGCGCCGTCCAATGCGGATAGATCTGCAAGACGCATTTTTTCTAACATTATAATGTCATCCAGAATGGCGTAAACTAATGGGTGCGCCCACTGTTGCCAATCATCTTTTTTATAATAGGCTACATGAAGTCTTTCTGGATCTAATTCTACCTTTTTGTCACCGTTCTTTATGGCGAGTTTTACGTTTTGAGGCAAAGTTTCTAAAGTTTTTGTAGGAATGGAACCATCCTTGAAATTATCAAAAAAGGTTTTTGCTGTTAACTCATATCTGCTTTTTCCTAAAAAGAGATTAACACTTCCATTTTTCATATCAATACTGAGCGGATTAAAAAAGTTATACCTCCAAGGTATTACGGACTCTTCTATCTTAGGCACTTCCACACGTATGTCATTGCCTAAAGTTTTGATATATTTTTTAACATTGGGGGTTATGTTCGCGTAACTTTTATAGATAAAAACTTGACCAGTTTTGTATAAGTTGTTCAAAAATCTCTCTGACCGTTCTTTTCCTTCAATTTTCTTAAACCACTGTCTCCAGAATTTTTCTACACTTTTATCCTCATGCACAATGTTTATACCTTGACTGCCAAAATCCCCCATTAAATCAATAACATTTCTGACAATGCCAACCTTATCGTAGGCATCCATACACATCTTTATTACTCTTTTTTGGCGTTGGGGTACTTGCTCTTCTGGTCTAAAGGCATAATAATCACTGTTGGTAAAACTTGGACGCACAGAACGATTTGGTTCCAGATCTAGAAAACTTCTATGAGACCCCCTACATACACCTTCATAAGCTTCTATAGATTCTGAAAAATCTTGAAAAGCTTTCGCTTTTCCGTTAAGATCAGATTCGTTCCAAGTAATCATATGATCTTGTACTTTTTTATCAGTCATTTTGATTCCTCTGTGGTTAATTAGAATGCAGTCAGAATGTTAAATGATTATACACGAATAAATGTAAAATATCGTATTGACCCCTAAAATCAATAACCAAATAACTCAAAGTCTTTTTAGTAGATATCTTTCATGGAATCTGTAAACCAATTTGGTCCTGAGTACAGTTCTCCTCCTGTCTTAGTTTTTTCAACAGTCGCAAACCCTCCATAAAATTGATATGTTGCGGGTTCGGGAATTCTCGCTAAAGTTCTAGCGGCCATATTAGCCATAATCAAAGAAGAATAACGATCTTTCCTGAGTTTACCTTTTCTTCCCGTTCCCACAATTGTTTCGGGGGTATCCCATTTATCACGACCGGTTGTAGTCTGGGTTATCTGAATCATCGTTAATTCATCTTTTAGGTCTTCTATCTCCATAACACACTGTTCTAATGTGTCATAAACTCTTCCCTTCAGCCCATCCTCAGCATTAGAAATACCCAATGTAATAGAGTCAAACATGGGGAAAAGTATGGCCTTGTCTTCAAAGTCTTTTCTTAACCCGTGGTTGGCCTCCGCAAGCCAATCATACTTGGCAAATTGACACATTTCTAGGATATGTAGTCCCCGCTGGTCATCAGTGTCTTTAGGCTTATCCTCATCTATAACTTCCCAAATGGGAAATTCACCATCTTTCACCTTATCGTGATCGTGAAGAGACTCCATAACTGCTATTCCTCCGCCCTGAGCATCCATTGCAATATGAACACACGGGAATATCTTCATTAAATCTCTAATTTTTCTAGCACAATAGGCATAGAAGTCACTTTCTTTGGAATATCCACTCTTTACCTTCTCTTTGTGTTGATCTCTATTAGTTGTCCAACAATGAACTATTCTCCTATGATCGTTATGCAGCTCTAAAACAACTATACTAAAATTATCAACTTCAGAAGCTGGGTCAACCCCAAATATGTATTTTTTATTGGTGTCTCCACGAAGTTGTGCTTGAAAACAAATGTGGTTTCCCTTGGGGTCTTTGATTGGCTCCTTGTCGTGATATATCTCGTCCGTGACACAAGACTCGATTAGCCTACGCTTGAAGAAGCCCTGAGAATCGCGTGTAAAGCACGCTCCGAACTCCATTTGATAGATGCCAGCATGAACCGTTGCCTTCGATCTAGCGACCTGTGAGGCGTCCATGAAGCCCTCTGGTAAAAGCTCGTAGGGTATTCTAATTATTGAATAATCCGTCCAACTAAAATCCTTGGGGGGGTCTTCTCCAAATATTTCTCTTAGCCTACTTAATTGTCCTCTACTTTGTATAATAGATTTCCACTTCTTCCAATATTCCGCAAAATGATTAAAATCATAATATGCTGTGCCAGAAATAATGATCTGGTTATCCACCTTCTTGGTTAATACATCTTCAGATTCTGTTTCCAGCTCAATACCAAGCTCTAATGCCTTTTTCTTCGCGGCCACCCTTTTAACATTTTCAATGGGGTCAGAACTAACGGCGGCAAAACCGGCAACAACCGTTTCAAAAATTTCCCTCGGAATAGACCCAAATTCGTCAGCCAAGATATCGTTAGCGCGTTGACCACGAATTTTTTGGCCATCACCAAGAGGAAGGCACGTTACCCGCGACTTATTAATACGCATGACACAACGGTCAACATCTCTTCTGGGTCCACTGTTGGGATCGCACATGCTTCTAAAAATAGGAGCATTGTTCCAGATTGTCTCCATATACTCAAATAAAACCTTGGACTGTCTAAAGGCAGCTCCGACAACCACGATTTTTCTTTCGGGAAGAAAGAGAGCCCTAATAAGGGCATAAAGAGATAGAATAAATGACTTGCCAAAGCCACGGCTAGCGATCATCATTGGAAATTTTCTATTCCACATTTCATATAAAAATAGGGCTTGAGACGGTAATATGCTGATATTAAATATGTATTTGCATAGAAATGAAAAATATTCTGGCCTACTCAAAAGCCAAAGTATCTTATAGTGGTAATCATAGTCATTGAACTTCACTATTTTGAAAGGGTTGAATAACTTTGAATCATCAATATCATCAAGATTTAACCAAGCTTCATTTATAGACTTTAGGTTCGTCATTTAAATTTTATTCCAAATAAGTAATCTGTTCAGAGAAAAACTATCTCAAGTCATTAATATTCTTATGTCTTTTTGTGTCTAGTACACAGTCTGCAAAACCATAATAAACTGATTCGTTTGCTTCCAAAAACCAATCTCCATCCTTGAGTTTTCTTTTTAAATAGTTCTTGACCTTCTCGTGGTTAGGTTCTGTGTATTGCTCTTTGAAATATTTTCCTTTTATACAGCTTTCCGTATAAATGTCTAACATAGCGTCTGTCGTCTTCTTTTCAAATAGGGCACCCTTCTGAACATCTAAGAAACCTCCATCATAAGCACTGGAACCAAAATGACACATGAAATAAGAATTTGGCATCATTGCCCTTGTGTCTGCCGCCTGAAGTACCACGCTACTCATTGATTCTGCTTGACCGTAAACAACGATTGTTATATATGATTTGCACACCACTATGGAGTCAAAAATAGTCATCCCATCATTCCAATTTCCTCCAATGCTATGCATGTGAACAACTATTGGATCGTTGGAAATTGTGTCTAATATTCTAATGTTTTTATAAAAGTTGGCAGCCATCTTATAATCGACTCCGGGGTCTTCTTCACTATTTGCAATATAGCTATGTAAGAAGATTTCTCTATTTTTTACGTCTATTCCATAAGAGTGAATGTCGGAAATAATATCTACATTAACCATCGTTTCCTCCGTTGGATAAAATTTCATTGACCCTTTTGATTATACTTAAAACCGCCCACTTAGCATTTTTCTTGCTGTCGCAAAACAAAACGTGAATATCATGATAGAGCTGGAATTCCATGATCATTTTAAGCATAAACTTATTCGTCACCTTAAGTTTAGACCAGTCTTCCTCGGGTATATTCGTCCCGTTGGGATAATTCATTAAATCTGATAATGAAAATTCAAAGACAATAAACTTATACGGAAATGATTTCATCCTTTCTATTTCATTCAAAAATCTTACCTGATCGTGTCCCACGTTGTTTGCAAACTCTACAACGCTAGCCTTTCTTTCTATGCAAACCTTGTCCTCCATACCAGCAATACTATAGTCTCCGGTATCTAGCTTCTGTGTTATCATACCTTTACAGGTGTGATATCTAGAGCTGCTAGGCTCAAACGTATAGCCTTCCTGTTCTCTTGTGTCTTTTATAATCGTAAATGGTTTTAATTTAGCCACTATTTTTTCTCACTATCTCTAAAAATAAAGATTCGTATTGCTGTTCGTGCCCAGTCACCTCTTTGTGGCATCGTCCGCATAAGGTAATCCCATTATTGAGATCAAATCTTAAATAGGATGCCGAGGACCACCTTCTTATGTGGTGCGCCTGAAGCCTTGCCGTTGAGCGACAGCGTGGCATTTGACATTTAAATTTGTCTCTCTTATATACTTTAATTCTCCAATCCTTATAAACTGGGTCGTCGTAATCCCTTCTCATGTTGGAACACTCACTTTCCTTATGGAAATATCATAAAAAAGATCCGCAATCAGGGTGCTGGTCTCGGGTGAAGAGTCCTGCTTTAGGACTATCGCCGCCAAGCCATAATATGCTAAATGACACGCCTCGTCTGGATTATTTGCTTCAACAAAAATCGTAGGAAAAGGATTCTGATATTCAAATAAATTGAATTTTTTGAGACTGTGTAAAACTAGAGACAAGTCCATAAAAACCTTATAAATTTTCATGTCTGATTTTCTATATCATACCTTACCATCATTTTGACTAAATCTTTAAAACTATGTTGAGCTTCCCACCCCAGCTTACGTGTCGCCTTGTCATTGCAGCCGCGTAAATAGTTCACCTCTACGGGTCTGTAAAACTCGGGGTCTTCAACCACAAGGTTAGACCAATCTTCTACGTCAACATGTTTAAATGCTACGTCTAGAAAATCTTGAATAGTATGGGTCTCGCCGGTGCAGACGACATAATCGTCTGGGATATCTTGTTGAAGCATCATCCACATCGCTTCCACATAATCTCCTGCATACCCCCAATCACGGAATGCTTCAAGATTGCCTAAGCGTAGTTTTTGGAAGTGAGGATTCTTTCTATCCGTCCCTCCTATATATATTGCGGCTGACAAATCCCAATCGTCTTCAGTGTATGTCAAATCACTTAATGTTACGCCATGACACTTCATCCATCTATTAAAATCACCTATCCATTTGGTTATTTTGCGTGTAACAAAAGTCTCACCCCGTCGTGGGCCTTCATGATTAAATAAAATTCCAGCACTAGCGTGAAAACCATACCCCTCTCTAAATAACATGGTTACATAGTGCGCTGCACACTTAGCGATAGCATAAGGACTTTGCGGTAAAAACTTAGTATTTTCATCTTGGTATTTTTCTTGATTTCTATTGATGTCATAAGACGATCCAAACATTTCGCTAGAGCTAGCCTGATAGAACTTCGATTTCGCCATGTCAAGTTCTAACATGCTTTGTAAAATATTTAAACACCCCTTGCCTGTAATATCCCAAGTGAGTCCCGGCTGTTTAAATGATACGGCTACATGTGACTGCGCGGCTAAATTGTAGATTTCATCTACATCTGCGTGTTCTGATAATATATGTCTAACGCTAAAGGCATCGGTGATATCCCCTTCGATCAGGTGGAAATTTTCGTTATTAAGTATATGTTTGATTCTCTGTGTGTTGTCTGTGCTGGCTCTTCTTGAAACGCCGAAAACCCCATATCCTTTTTTTAGCAATAAATCAGATAAGTGACTACCATCCTGTCCTGTTACTCCAAAAATAATGGCTTTTTTCATTCTGTTCCTTCCTTATGGAATATATAAAAATCTTATGTTTCGTACTTATGTTCTTTATAGATCAATTCGGTCTCTTTATCCATATTGGGAACTAGTCTACCAATGTAGGGAGCAGGAATATTGTCTAGGTCGTCCCATAACTTTTTAAACCCCTCCTCTCCTCGTTGGCTACCATGATAGATATTATTCCCCCAACGATATACATAGCTAGGAGGTGGCCCCTGTTCATGGCTATAATACGTGCGTTCTCCCGCCTCGTTGCGTAACATGCTACCTAGCTGCTGATCAAAGTCTAATCTGCTAGCGTCAGGGTATCCGCCAATACGGTCAAGCAAGTCCGCAGTGAATGCCCAAGAAGAATGAAATCTACCGTCTGATCGTTCTATTAAAGTTTTTCCAATGGGTTGATGAGACGTGGTATGTATAGTTCTACTGATTAGATACTCACCTCCCAGTGCTATAGCGTCGGCTATACTTTGCAAATGCCAAGGTAAAAATGCATCGTCATCCTCCCATACTACGAATGCGTCTGGTGACCACTCATCCGTAGCTAGTTCTACCAGTTTATTGTATTTAATAGGCAAAGATGGATATCGTTTGCTATGAACATAGATTCTTATAGTTGGTGTCGATTCGTCTTTATGCTGTCCCGCATCATCTAATATAAATAATCTACGAAGGTAGCTAGGATAGGTCTGTCTATCAAAGCACGCTGCTGCACTTGCTAAGAAATTAGGTCGCTTGTATGTAGGACACAAGCAAGCCAGTCTAGGTTGGCTAAGGTTCTTCATGAATTACACCCGTGTCCTATTCCTTAACGGTATCCGAGGTCAAAAATGGTTGATCT